TGCAGCTGTTGATATAGTTAAACCAGCACCACCAGCAGTTTCATAATCTGTACCAAGGCTTAAAGTTCTACTACCAGTACCATCTTGTATAAATACTATGATACCAGATTGACCCACTGCTTCTGTACTTGGATTAGCTAAAGTAACATTACCAGTAGCTGTCAGCACGAAGTTCTGATATGTGTCAAAATCTAAAGTGACACTACCAGTTTGAGAGCCTGCTGTTTGAGTAGATCCTCTTAAGGCTTTTGTAAAAGTTGTATTTGCATTAGATGCTACGATATTAGCACCAGCTAAACTAGTAGCTCCAGTACCACCATTAGCTATTGCAACTTGACCTGATAGCTGTGCTACTCCGATAGTTTTATTAGTTAAAGTTTGCGTAGCTGTTGTACCTACAATCTCTTGGTCACCTCCAGGAGGAAGTGTTAATACATTAGTAACACTAGCTGAGTGAGGTTGTGATTTAACTGTTTGTCCATGAGAGTTGCTCTCACAATTAAAAACCATTGTTCCTGGATTGGTATTACCTTTTAATACTGTTTTACCTGTACCATTAGGTGCTAATTCTATATCAGCATTAGATGTAGTAACGATATCTTGACCATTCATATCTAGGTTACCACCTAGTTGAGGAGAAGTATCTTCAACAACATTAAAGGTTATAGGTATTTTAGTTCCTACTGATATAACTTCATCACTAGCATCACAATATATTATATCAGACTTACCAGCAGCAATAGTAACAGTTTGTGCTGCTGAGCCTTGTGCCATGATTATATTTTGACTACCTGTAGTACCATTTTCAATAATAAAATAAGCTGTTGTAGTTGAAGGTGCTATAGTTATTGTACAAGCTTGACTTAAAGATCCTGTAAATTTAATAACTCTAAACATTCCATCTTGCACATTACTTGAACCACTGCTAGGTGAAGTTGCTGCTACTGTTAAGGTTGCTGTTGCTGAGTCTGATAAGGCTACTGCTTTAAATGCTGCTATCCTATCAAGTATATCAAAGTTATGATTAGTAGTTGTACCCCATGTGCCAGATTGGTCACCTGTGGCCATCTTTTCTATTTTAAAATTTGTTGAGTATGAACTTGCCATATTAGTCTATCCTTATTATTGCGTTGGCTCCTGCTGCTGGAAACACTATTTTAAATGTACCACCACTAACTGTAAAATCACCACCAAAGTCTAAAACTGCTATCGCTTTATCACTATTGGTACTGTTATAAATTAATGCACCTCTTGCTGTAAAACTTGCTCCTGTCCAAGTTGGGTCATCTGCATCAAAGTATGCTGTTGTGCTAGTTGTTGTTACTACTTTACTAGTCAAGGTTACACCACCTGCACTATAACCAGTGCCTGATATTTCATTGCTGGTAGAGTATGCTGTGGTTGATGCTCCTAAACTAGCACTGCTAGTAAACAAAGCTATTTTTATAGTATCAGCTACTAAGTCGTGTTGTTCATCTAATATTTCAGCTTTAAAGCTGGTGCACATTGCTTGAGATATTGCCATGGTTATATTCCTCCGTCATATTCTGCTTGATAATTTCTTTTCATCTCTTCGCCTAATAAAGTTATTGCTTCATCAAACTGAGTCTTGTATGTTGCTAATGTTTCTGGTGCTTTTAGGAATGCACTAGCTTCATATAAACAAGCACTCAACAAAACATTCTCCGCATTATCACCAACCCAATTGTTAGAGTTACTACTCGACAAACCAGTTTCTGGTTTAATAAAATCGACAAAATAAGTATAGTTTGAATTTGGCGTAGGAGCAAGTGTAATAATTACACCAGATGTAGTTGCTTGTTTTGTTGCGTATATTTCTGGTTGTGCTTGAGTTGAACTATTTTTCCAATAATCGTGTAAATAAGAATCTACTCTGTGATTTAAAAAAGTTCTCTCATTGCTAACTACTATAGAAACATTCCTAATCATTCTTGCTGTTGCTATTGTATAGTCTGTGGTGCCTGCTGTTAATGTGCCAGTAGCTATATTCCTATAGCATGGTAGATTAGGTGCTCTTTGAAATATAAGTCTTTCAGCTTGTGTTATTATAGTAGGTATAGAAGTTTCAAACTCTGTACTATCATCTTCTATAAAATTTTTAATGTTTGTAACTAATGTTGTATAATTCATTTTACTCTCCCCACGTATCTGCACCCCATGAACCATCACCCCATGAAGTAGTTGTAATTGTTATAGATTCACTACCTGTATTACCAGTACCAGCCACACCAGTTTCAGTTAATTCTATTGTAGGTGTTTCTGTACCTATGTTACCAGTAGCTTCAACTCCTGCGTTGCTTATATTTACAGTTGTAAGGCTAGTACCCCAAGCACCACCACCCCACGTGCCTATACCCCATGAAGGATTGTCTTGGTCTATTGTTTCTGTACCTATAGCACCAGTACCAGCTACACCTGTTACTATAATATTTATTCCTAAATTACTACCAACATTAGCTACAGCACCAGTACCAGCCACCCCTGTTACAACTTGTTCTGTTTCAATATTAGATATTGTACCTATATTACCAGTAGCACTTAAACCTGTTGCGTTAGTTATAGCTTGTCTTTCATCTTCATTATTAGCATCTACTAAAATAGTAGCACTTACTCCTGTAACTACAGCTTCTCTATTAAATTCTATTGATACTCTACCTACATTACCTTTAGCTCTCATACCTATAGTAGGTGGAGCATCATAATCACTAGCCATCATACTTTGCTTAGGAGCAAACCAGTTAAATCCTATAAATATAGATATATTTTCAGGATCGTTATCTGGGCGAGGTTGAAATAAAGTTTGCGCATCTATTATATTCTTAGGTGGAGTAAGTTGAGGATGCTTAGGTTCATACTCTGATGGCTCAACTCTTAAATTGTTCCACTCTGTTTTTAAACTTCTGTAACGTACTTTAAAACCACTGCGATCTGATATTGCATAAGATCGTTTGCCTTTTGCATATCTGGCCATGTCAGTATAAATTTAGACCAGAAGGTCTAACCCTTAAAGTTACACTCGCACCTTCTTCGTCTGAAGCAAATTTAAAAGCTCTCTCATAAAGAACATATAATCCTTCAGCTCTTTCAGGTGCAAATTTAGTTGCTAGTTTTGCTGCTAAGCCTGCACACATTGCGTCTGTCCACCTATAAGGAACATCAGTATCTTGATAAGATTTAGTTACATCTTCAAGTTGATATACACCATAATATCTAATAGTATCATCAGCACTATCAGGCACTGGCCATACGTTTATTGTTGGAGTATATTGTCGGTCTAACATAAATTGTGATGATTTACCTGATGTAGTTTTATCTGGTATTTGATTATATTCAGAGATTGATATTCTTTGCATAGGTTGGTCATTACTATTATTTCTATAGACCATATCTATTACATCTACTATGCCTGCAGTTAAGCTATAATTAGATGTGCCTGCAGTTAAAGCGATAGTATTGTACTGAACAGTCCAATAGTTATAACCTCTATTAGACCATTCAGTAAAAAGTAAATTTAAACTTCTTCTTGCACTGGTAGCTTTTTGACCTGTTTGAGTTTGTGGATCTATACCACATCGCTCAAAAGACTCTGCTATAACTTCTTCTATATTAGGTCTGTATGCTACTGTTCCTGAAGTTGCCATTAGTATTTCTTCTTCAATCTCATTACAATTTGATATGAATCACCAGTAGCACCTAAACCAGTAGTGGTAAATTTTATATCGCCTGTTGGGTTTGTGCCTAAAGTTTTAGTATTAGGTAAACCTCCTACAGACCTATAATCTACATAACCTGATTGATTCTCTGTAAGGTGAAGCATTATAACATTAGTATCTGCTGCTGCTAATACTTGTACAGTCATAGTTGATATAACCCAAGTACACTCTAATATCTTAACTCCAGTACAAGCATCTCCATTAGAGTTAGGCTCTAAAGTTGACACATCTACTTTTGTTACTGCTGATTCATCACCTGTATCAACATATTGAAGATGAAAAGCAAAAACAACCTCATTTACATTTTCAGAAAGTTTAGTGGTTGTTACTATGTTAGCCATTTAAAACTCCTATTAAGTTGTTGGCGAATCAGAAGATATACCAAAAAATTTAAGTGCGACTACTCCACCAGCACCAGCTGTGCCAGAAACTACAAGTTGAACCTCGTCAGGTGTTGCAGTAGCAGCAGTTGTTGCACCACCACTCATACCTAAAACTCCATTACAAGGGAAGAAACCTTTAAAGCCTGTGCTGTTTAGTGCTGCTGATATACCATCAACAAAACCATCATCGTCAGCTTCAGTTCCTATATCTACTACATTAACTGCATTAGCTGAAGCACTAGTTACAGTTATCGCTACACCCATAGGTATAAAGTTTGATGGTATGCCTATAGAAGTTTCTTTGTGGTCAGTACCAGTAGCAGCAACAGTTATTGAAGTGCTGTAAGTTGATAAAGTCATATCACTGGTAACTGCACCAGTATCAGAATTTTTTATAATAGTTTTAAATCCATTCTCGGAACGGACTGGACCATTAAAAGTTGTATTAGCCATATTGACCTCCTCAAAAAGGGTTTACTATAAGGTCTTTTGAGAGTCTGCTGGGACAGTCCTTATAGCTTAAAATTCCCAGAATAATTATTTATACCTTATAAACCAGTTATTGGAAAGCCTTGTTCAATAATCTGCTCTTTTACAGTATCAGGTAGTTCAACTATAAATTTAGCATTTTGGTCCATACCTATAATACCTAATTGTGTTAGTTCTTCTTTTTTAGCTTTAGATAGATTACCGATAACTTCTTTTTCTGCTTTACGTGAAGCTTGTATTAAAGATATATTGAATAGATCTTCAAGATTATTAACATCTGTTCTTTCAGTTAATCCTACTACAGAATCACTATCTTCAGATAAATTCCGTAAAGCAGCATCATAATTAGCTTTTGTTTTCTTAGTTATCTCGCTAAATATTTCAGAAGCTAACCTAACAGATTTAGATTCTGTATTTTTAGCCATAAGTTCAAAGCCTTCTACTGCACCATCCCAATCTATTATATTTAACATGTCTGACCTAAATATAAAATCTTTTGGGTCATTAAAAACTTCTGCATTAAATCTTGACTCAGCTTGAGCAAAGTCGTCTGGTTCTGTTGCTACATTGTCTGCATAATCTTCTCTTAGATTCCTAATCCTATCAGTTTGCTTTCTTGTGGCATCAAATAATATAGTTTCATAAGGGCTAGTTTCTAAAGTACGCATTGGTCCTTGTAGAGTTCCTGAAGTTGCATCAGTAAGGTCTGCTAAGTTTTCTAAGTTGTTTCTTTCATCTTTAAATATTTCTACGAGATTATTATTGTCTAAGTCTACTCTGCCTTCTAACCTAAAAGGTATGTTATACTTTTTACTAAGTTTAGTTAGAACTTGACCTATTTTACCTTTGTAACCTTTTTTACTATCAGGTACTAAACTATATATGGTATTTAAAAATTGTTCGTTTTGTCCTCTGTTTGACCAATATCTTACAGGCTCTTCTCCTGGAAGGATAAATTTATTAGCATCTTCTTTTGCAGCTTTTACAAGATGCTTTTTTATTTCAAACTCAACATAATCTAAATTTTTCATTAAAGGAGTTTGAGCTGGTACACTACCTTGATTTATAGGATTAGCTTTTGACATAGT